CAGGCAATCCTGACGTACAGGACGGCAAAATGCTCGGAGTATGCCTAGAAGGAAATGAGTATGGAGAAGAAGAACGAGTATCTGGAAAGGCTTTATGCCCTCCAGAGGAACAGCACTGTGCTACGCAAATTGGCCCAGACCTTATTCCTACTGAAGCTTTTAGCAACACAGTAGGAAATATTAAGGCTGGAGCTGCGAAGCGTATCAAACCTCCACCATACAGAGCCACAAAACAACAGGAGCGCAAAATTTACAAGACTGTAAATGCGCTTCTCGACAACGTATTTTCACGGAAACAAATTGTGGCTTGGAGAAAAGAAAATCCAACATTTGACGAAATGAAGTCGAAGAAGTGGAGTACTGACCGCTGGCGCAATGCTGTCCAAGAAGCATTGTCAGACATTTCATGTCGTATTGAACAGGAATGCCAAATTAAGAAGAATGAGGCCTTACCTTCTAAGGGCAAGGCTCCCCGTCCCATCATTCAAAGTGGAGACACGGGGCAAGTCATTATGGCATTTGCTGTGAAGTGCTTCGAGGAATTGCTTTTCTCATATTTTGAGGAAGCATCCATTAAGCATGTATCCAAACATGACGCTATGCGACGTGTAGCTACCCATCTTAGACAGAAAGGAGCTCATGTCATAGAGGGAGACGGCAGTGCTTGGGACGCCTGCTGCAATTGGAGCATACGCAAGCAGACAGAGAATCGCATCATTAAGCACATTATCGACATTTTAGGCGAAGACGCTGAAGTACCAAAATCATGGCTTAATGAATGCCTTAAGGACATGGAGAAGCCTGAGCTCAACATGAAGTGCAAAGTGAAAGACAATACTCTTGTCCCATTTCGCATTCTCATTGAGTCAATCAGGCAATCAGGCCATAGGGGCACTAGCTGCTTTAATTGGCTAATTAATTATGTCTGCTGGCTTAATGTCATTTGTGACGAGCCTTGGGAATTAGTACCAAAAGTCAAAGGCACTACTACTAATGGCAAGAGGACTTTTGTATTGAAGTCCGAGTATAAGTCTGCTTTCGACGGACTAATGTACTCATTGAAATATGCCTTTGAGGGAGACGACTCAGCTATTTCCACGACTGAGAATTTGAAGAAGCATGAGAAAGAAATCATGGAAGCGTGGACAAAGCTGGGCTTTAACATGAAGCTTGTATATGCAAACAAGCTATTTACATTCACTGGCTTCAATTTTCTATGTGACGAGAATGGACCAGTGAATAAACCGTGCTTTATTCCCGAACCAGCTCGTAACATAGCGTCATCATCATGGAGTACATCATCATTACTCATTTCCGACCCAGGGAAAATTCATGAAGTAGGCGCGGCAGCTATGCTTGCACGTGCCCAAAATTTTAGCGAATGTGGGCCTTTTGCCGCATATTTCGCTTCCCTGGGCCTAGCACATTTGAGTGCTGGCGAAGTGAAGGACTTTGGCCTAGACAATGTCGAAGCAATGAGACTCGGCATTGAAGAAACTATGTCCGTGCGAGAAGAATTAACGCTATGCGCTATAAAAGCTGGACCTATGACCAAACAGCAGCGCAGGCTTATGCGGGAAGTAGTGCCGACTTTTTCACATGAGAATGAACTTCGTATGCTTTCAGCGGACTTCGGGGACAACCCGTGGAACGTAACACATGCGAAGTCAATGCTCCCACTTGAACTGTGGGACCCGGCACAGTACGAACACCCGCGTCGCAGGACATAGGAGGCTTCTAGGGGCCTCTAATTAAAGTCTCGCTAGAATTCATGAATTCGTACGAGTAGCCTTTGAGCTATTCCAGGACTCCCTCCCCCCTGCTGCCGAAGGGGGGAATTTAGAACACCGTGGGCACCATCATCAGTATTGGGTGTCATTGTGCCGTGGAGAGGTAGGCTGAGCACAGCTATATCGCAAATTACCGCGAACTCACCACGGCCGTAGGGTGGCTTATCCCGAAGGTGTGACCTTATGGTTCAGTAGGCGTGGGCCGTGCCCCCACGTTGAAGAGCTAGGCGTTGTACTGACAACTGCGGCGGTGGTAGTGTAATGCTTTATCGATG